CCCGCGAGCGGCAATGTCGTCGAGCCCGCCGAGACTTGCCCCTGCGGCTGTCCGAGCGACGAGGTATCGCCCGACGGTTCGGCCGGTTGCCCCGACAATGCGCTGTCGGCCAGCAAGTCGGTGTAGGTCGTCGCGACGTTGTCGGGCAGCGTCGCGAGGCGGTAGCGCGTTGCCCCATTCGCCGCTGACCGATAGATGCGCCGCTGCGTCACCGCGACCGGGCCCGTTGTAATGCCCGACAATTGCATCGCGTTTGAATAGCCGCGCCCGTCCCAGTTCACCGGCTGTATAGAACTCGACGTGTTCGCCCAGACTAACTGCAAATACTTCGTGTAGATTTCTTCGTTCGGCGTGCCCTCATACGACAGCGCCGTGCCGACGCACTCATACCACGGCCCATACACGCCGTTCTTGAGGCAGCGCACCACAGCGCCGACCGTCTTGCACCAGTTCGCCGAGTTCTTCGGGCGTGGCGGGACGATGCCGAGCGGGGTCGAGATTAAGATGCCATTGCCCCCGACCTGTAGCAGCACGTCGAGCGGCGGTCCCGCCAGTGAGAACACGGTGCCGGGGAGAAGGTCATAGCCCGGTTTTTGGTTCAGATACACACAGGCGTATTGCACCCAGTTCCCGGCGACAAATCCGATCGTGGGGTTCGGGTTGGAATACGTCAGCAAGAGGTGCTGAGAAAATACCATCGGGACCGTCGGCGGCGGCAAGTAACCCGGCGCAAGCACGGTCGTCGCAGGCCCGCTGCGCGTTTCACCCGCCGACGTGACCCACGTATAACCGTAACTGTAGGTGCCGACGCCGAGCGCACCGTTCGTGATCGTCGCCGACGACGCCGTCATCGCGACGGCCGGTGTCGCGCCGGGTCCGACCATCGACCCGCCGCCGAGCGGACTCCCCAGCGAGGTATAGCGCACGCGCTGCGGGCCAATGCGGACCATGCCGCCCGCCGCGTTATACCAGCTCGCGTCCTCGACCGCGATCTGAGTGTCGCCGAGCGCGGCTGGCATCAGCGTCGACGCGCCGCCGCCGACCGCATAGACCCGCGTGATGACGCGCGAGTAGTCGCGGGCCACCGACAGCGAGAGCAGATTGATATTGCCGACCCACAGTGACTCGGGCTGCGGCGTCGGGTCGTCAATCCACAATGAGATGACGCGCTGATAGTCGACGTTGGTATACCCGCCGATGCGATCGGCCAGTTTGCGAAACGCGCTCATCAGCGGCTCGTCGACGAAGGTGATCTCGTCGACGAACGGCAGGCTGAGCGCGATGCCCGCTGACGAGAAGCCCGGCGGAGCCCATTGCGCGACGAGCGCGTGTCCGATGGACGACGCGGGCATGGAGCGGTAGGTAGCGGTGACCAGTCGCCCGTTGAGCAGCCAGCCGTAGTCGGTGCACTCAACGGACCAGAGAATATGTGCGGGGTTCTTCGCGGCGTAGCTTTGGGTGACCCGAATGATATGGCCCGCGAAGCTCGGGGCCGCTTCGTACGAGCCGTAGCGGATCGTGACTTCCTCGCCTTCGAGCGGTCGACGCGTGCCGCGCACGGTGAAGATCGCCGTGTTGGGCACCTCGTTGAGTTGATCGTGGATACGAATGCCCGAGTGGAGCACGTGCGGATTGAGGTCGCCGCCCGCTGGGTAGCCGCCGATGACGACGAAGACGCGCGCCTGCACATAGCCCGAGCGCCCTGCGCCACTGCGGAGGACGTTCGAGAGGGCAAACGTCAGCGCCTTCTGACTGCCGCTAATCATCCGCCCGTTCCTGATCGCGACAGTTTGCCCATGATGGCCGAGCCCACGACGCCCGCGAGATGGTCGAGCGCGTTCGGGTCATCCATGATCGGGTAGTTAAACGACGCGTTCACCATGACGCCGCCCGCGCCCTGCTGCCACGGGGTGTTCCACGGGATGTTCGTTTGCACCATGTTGCCCTTGCTCTGGCCGATGAACGAGCCGGGGCGACGCGCCGCCGCTTCGAGCGATTCGAGCGAGGGAAACATGTTGGTGGAGAGGACGCCGCCGTCGCGCACGTTCGCCGTTTCGGTCAGCGTCGACATACTTTTGGTGGCGGTTTTGATCGCGGCGTCCGCTTGTTCTGCGGCACCCTTCACCGAGGTCATGGACGCATCAGCGGCCTGCTGCCAGTTCGCGAGCGTCTCGCGGGCAGCTTGGGCTTCCGTCTGAAGTTGATTGATCCGCGCGACGGTGTATCGGTCCCCGTGCTCGGCCGCAGAGAGGTAAGCGGTCTGCGCGTCAGCGGCCAGCTTCTCGTAGTACGTGCGCGACGTCCGGTCAGCGGCCATCGTCGCTTCGTCGGCCTTCCGCATCGCTGCCGCCTTGGATTCAATCGCGGCGATCTCGGCGTAGAGCGTCTGTATGTCTGCGGCGGCGCTCTTCTCTGCGGCGCGCGCTTTCGCGACGGCGTCAATCTGCGCGGCCGTCAGGCCATACGCAGCGGCGAGGTCCGCCTGCGACTGGCCCGCGTCGAGGTAATACTTGATCGCTTCAACGGTGCTGCCGTTGAGTTCCATCAGCACTGTCTTCCAGCCCTCGCCCGACGTTCGCAGTCCGTCGGTCGCCTCCTTCCACTTTTCGTAAGCGCGCGCGGCTTCCTCGACGCGCTTGTTACTGGCGGCGAGTTCCTCGGCGAGCTTCTTTTTCTCGGCCGCGACTTCCTTCGTCGAGACGGTGACCTCCTTCAGCGGCGGGGGGAGGTCTGCGACCGATTTCGCCAGCGCCCCGACCACCGGGAGGTTTTCGTTCGTCGCTTCGGTGAACGTGCGCAGCGTCGCGGCCAGTTCGCCGACGAGTTCCTTGGTGTCTTTCCACGCCATGCCGAGCATGGTGCCGCCGAGCACTTTCAGTTCGGTGTAGGCGCGGCTGATAGACGACCCCATATCGTCGAGCGCCGCCGTCCATTCGCCCGCCATGACTGGCGCTTGCTCGCCGATCTCCTTCATCCCGGCCGCGACACCGGGCAGCAGTTCCTTCCAGTTCTTCCCGAGCAGTTCGGCCGCTTTCGCGGCGCGCTCGCTGGGGTCTTCGATCTCGTTGAGCGCGCCACTGATGGCCATCAGCGCGTCGTAGGGACTCCCGGCTTTCAGTTCGTCGAAACTGAGCCCGACGTCTTTCAGGGACTTCGCCAGCCCCGCGTCGTTCTCGCCGAAGGCTTTCGAGAGGTTTTGCACCGTGCTCACCATCGCGGTCATCGGCACGTTGGTCTGGTCAGCGATGAATCGCAGGCGCTGCACTTCCTCAGCAGCGAGCCCGGTTTGCGCGGCCACCTTCTGGATGTCGCTGCCCATCTCGATCATCGCCTTGCCGAAGTTGACGACCGCGCCGACGGTGAACGCCCCGGCGACCATCGGGCCCAGCGAGCCGAGCGCGCCCTTGAGGCCCGTCGTCGCGTCCGCCGCTTCGGTCGCGGCGGGCTTGATCTGCTTGAGACTCGCCGGAGCGACCGTCCACCCGAAGGCTTTCTCAACGGCCGCACCCTCGGCCTGCAAGCGGCGCAATCCGTCTTCCGCCTCTTTCGTGGCGCCGACGAAATCGCTGAAGTCGGCGTCCAGTTCGCCCGTCATCGCCATCGGCTACACCCTCGCTCTCGTTATCGCTGCGCAGCGGCGACGTCCTCGGCGGTCAGTTGCTCGCACAGGATGTCGTAGACGTCGGGGTCGAGGTCGGTCACCCACTCGTAGCGCCAACCGCATCGACGGGCGACGGCAAGGTCGGAGAGGATTCGATCGCGCCAGTGGGGGTCGTTTTTTTTTGCGCGTTCCGCCGCGCCGTGATCGTCGCCTCGTGCGCGTTGATCGCGGTCTCGATCTCCTTGAAATCGTCGGGCTTCATGTTGTCGAGCACGTCGGCGAGGTCCTCCGGGCTCAGCCCCGCGATCGGCATGTCGTCGTCCTGTAGGTGCCAGTCGACGAGGAACGCGGTGACCGTGGCCACGGCCACTTGCATCAGGTCGACGTGGTGCGTGCCGTCCTCGTTCGCGCGATACATGCGCGTCCAGCGCGCGCGCGCTTGGCCCGCGTTGAGCTGCGCGCGCACGATCAACGCGTCGCCGTTGGGCAGGGTGAGAGTGACGGTGGACGGCTGCACGAAACGAGACATGGGCGAGAAGCCTTTCAGGCGTGCGGTGGACCGAGGTCGGCGACAACGCGATCGGTGGTGAACGTCAACGAGCGCACCGGCCAGCACCAGAACCCGCCCGGCTTCGGTGCGGTGAAGCCGAGGCCGCGCTGTCGCACGAGAAACGCCGAGCGCCACGTGACGGGCGCCGACAGGCGCCACGAGTCACCGGCGCCCGCCGCAATCGTCCACGGCCCCAGCCGAGCGGCCGTCTCGGTGCCCAAGAGCAACGAGCCGACCTTGCCCGTGACGGTCAGCTTGTGGAATTCGTCCACGCGTCAGGCGGCGACCCCTGCCGCCCACGCAGTGCCGTTCCAGTGCGCCTTCACGTGGTCGGCGAGTTCCAGATACTGTCCAGCGGTCCACGGCGCCGCATTCTTGGGTGTCCCGAGGCGCTGCAAGGCCCCAAGGTTCGGCGGCAGCGACAGCGACGGCGCGAACGCCGCAGGCGTGCCGCCGACGATGCTGCGGAAGTCATCCTGCAGCGCGCCGTGGTTCTCGGGTCCTTCCCACGAACTGGCCGCGCGAAAATTGCCGGTCACCTTGGGCGCGTTGAGCGACGCATCGATCGACGCGTCGAGATACGCGCCGCCCTTCCAGTAGAAGGTCGCCTCGTTCTTGTTGGGAACCAGTTTCAACGTGCCGGGCGCAGTCGCGCGCACGGCTTGAAACATCGCCAGTTCGGCCGAATTCCAGAAGCCCGAGAACGTGCCGCTGATGTCGGGCAGGCCGGGAATGTAAACCTTGTTTTTGTCCCCGAACGCCGTCACCTCCTCATAGTCGGTGGCGAACGACGCCTTCCACGAGTTGAGCGAAATGATCTCCGCTTCGACCGGCGTCGGCGTTTGCGTCGTCGCCGGGGGTGTCCAGAGCACTTGTCCGTCTCGACCTGAAAGAATCATCGTCCTCTCCCTTTGGCGTCACTTCGACGCGAATAGCTCATAGGTGCCGCCGCGACGCAGCCAGCGGATCGAGTGGTCATCGTTGTCGGGCGCGACGGGCGGGCGGACGCGCTCGGTGCGCGCGATGCTCACGGCCGGAAACGTCGGCACGACGGGCCGCGCGCCGTGCAGCGCCTGATCGATC